GTAGAAGCTCCAGAACCTGTTGTTGGAATATCGTCAGAAACGATAATTCTTAAACCACCAAATGTCTCAACAACATTAGGGCCATCAAAAGCTCTTGTTGTGCTACCACCTGTTGCATCTGAATCTGGTGCGCCAGTGTTGTCGTAGATACGATCAATCATATTACGCTCTAGCAAATCACCATAAACATTAGAGTGCATTGCTATTGCTGTAAGCTTGCCACCCTGATCTCCAAGCTTTGATTTAGCTCTTGCGATATGACGAGGGCTTAATACTGTAGGAGTATCACCAGACTCACTGTCGATTGTTAGATCAAATAAAGCTGAACTACTTGAGTTTGCGTTGATAGATCCAAATGCACCAGTTAAGCAAGAATATAAATCCTTTTGCTTTTGGTTGTTTACATAAGCAGCCATCTTCTGAGCAATAGCAGCCATAGGATCTATGCCACCACCTACTGCAAGTGAAGCTAAATCTCTAGAACTGAAAGCTCTACCTCTATGAAGTACAACTCCAATTTGGTTGTCAGCAGTGATCTTGCTAGGTGTTAATGATGTTGAATCTGTTAAGACTTCAAAATCTCCAGATAAATTTGCTTTATAAAAAGGGAGCTTGACGAAATCGCCACCACGCTCTGCGGATAAATTTAATTCTGCCAAAGGTTGCACTACCCCACTCTGTAGGAAGCTGTCAGTTTGTGTTGTCGCTTCGATCAAGTAGGGAGTAAACACCTCAGGAATAATTAAATCCGATCTTAATGTTGCCATTAGAATTTAATTAATATGTTTACTTCGAGGCACAACCTCTGACATGGCACAACCACGTTAGTT